CCCGGGTGGTGGAAAACGCCTTCGCACCTTTGGTCGGGGGACGCCTGAAACCGATCTTCGAGGCGGGGCCATCGAAATGGCCGCCCATTGAGCAGCATATCGCTGCAGTCTTAAGAGGAAGCGATAGCCGTGGGGAACCCCTGATTCTGCTATCTGCCGACAACCAACTGCTGCACAAGGGACTGGAGGGGGCCTGGCACTACCCCACCAACAACTCCGGGCAGATTTCCAGCAGGGTCCCGGAAAAGGACGAAGCCTCCCACCCCTGTGACGCCTGGGCCAATTCCACCTGCGTCCTCTTGTCCACTATCAGGGCGCGCACCAACACGGCCGCCCACCAGGAACTGGCCCGGAGGAACAAGCAGCGGGTGCAGACCTACGCCGTGGGAGGGGCGCGGTGATGCCACAGGAAACTTCCGGTTACAAGGGCTGGTGGCCCATGAGGTTTTTCGAGGGGAAGAACCCGGACGGGACCAAAAAGGGGACGGAAGGGTTTCGCAACGTGGTGAACGGCCAGGAAATCCGCCTGGAAAAGGGCTGGAACGGTGAGCCGCCCTATCCCACTGGAGACCTGGCCAGTTGCCGGCACGTGTCGGAGAAGTACCGCAGGAACTATGACCTCATTGATTGGGGGATTTGAGTAATGCCCGCGGAGAGCCAGAACCAGCAGGAGGTGATGGGCATGGCCCACGCCATCCAGGAAGGGAAGATGAAACCGAAGGCGGGGACTACCTCGGCGAAGATCGCCCAGACTATGAAACCCGCGGACGTGAAAGAGTTGGCCAGCACACCCCGGAAAGGCCTGCCGGAGAAGAAGAGGACCCCCAGGGTCAAGGTGGTCAGGAAAGACATTAAGCAGATTCCGTGAAGCGAGCCATGGCCGGTAAAATCGAAGACCCCAGCATCGAAGTCAAACAACGGGTGGCGGAGATCAACCGCAACCAGAGCCGGTTTGACGAGCAGGAGACCGCGGAGCGGGAAGAGGCGGCCCAGGCTTACGCCGGGGAGGATGAACGCCACTTCGTGGATTTCCTGAACGATTGCGTCAAGACTTCGGTGGACGCCATGCGGCAGATCCGGCTCAATCAACAGGAGTGCTGGGAGGTCTTTAACGAGGAGGAGCCGCCCAACTACGCCAAAAAGGAACCCTGGCAGTCCCGGGTGGTGGTGCCCAAGCCTTATAGCTCCTGCCAGTTCGCCCAGGCCATTGTGCGCAAGGCCTTCGACGCTGATTTCCTGTCCATCGAGAACGAGCGGGACGACGAGGCCGCGCAGTTCTGGCAGAAACTCATGAGCCTGATGCTCTCCAGGACCTACGCCAAGTTCCCCATCAATTTCACTGACGCCACCGGCATGAGCTTCGCCATCGGCCAAAGCATGGAGATGATCCCGGTGTGGCGGCCCGGTAGGGGGCTACGCTACATCCTGGTAGAACCCCGGAAGATCCACCGGGACCCGGACGCGGTTAGCCGGCAGCCTCAGAGCGGCATGTACTGGATTCACCAGGAATACCTGGATTACTATCTCCTGAAAGACGGGGAGAAAAACGGCCTGTACCAGAATATCCCCAACATGGCGCCGGGGAGCAAATGGGGCGATTCCGGGGCCAACCCCGATCTGACCCAGGAGGAAATCGCCCGGCGCAAGGAGATGTTATGGGTCCGCTCCAAGTACCGGTCCATGGCGCTGACCTCGGAGTTCTGGGGTACAGTTCTGGACAAGCGGGGAGAGCTGCTGCTGCCCAACGCCACTTTCACGGTGGCCGGGGACCGGGTGATCCGACTGCCCAAGGCCAGTCCTTATCCGACCCTGCGCTGGCCGGGGACCGGGTTCAGCGTCCTGCCCCATTTGCTGCGATTCGACGGCCGCTCCCTCATTCAGGGGATCAAGAGCCTCTGGTATTTCATGTCTTCGCTTTTCTGCCTCCACGCCGACAACCTCAACTGGATAGTCAACCCGCCCACGGAAATCGACATCTCCGCCCTGGTGGACCAGGGGGACGTGGATAATTACCCCGGCAAGCAGTACCTCACCCGGGGGACGGTCTCCGGCCAGCAGGCGTTCCGGGTGGCGGAACGGAGAAGCCAGACCGGGGACATCCTGGCCAACATGAATTTCGCGGATCAGCGATTCCAGGAAGGCACCATGTTCAACTACTCGGCCATGGGGCTACCCGGATACCGGGCGGAGGTGACGGCTCGGGAGTCGGCCCAAAACCTGGACCAGTCAATGACCGTGGTGGGGCTGATGGGGAAAAATTTGGAGGATGGGGCCTTGAGCGCCATTGAGGCCGGCGCGGAGACGGTGGCCATCAACATCACCTATCAGGAACTGGCCATGCTCATGGGGCGGGAGGTCGCAGATAAATATGCCGACCCGTCTTCGCCAACGGGATTGCGCCTCCCCCAACTGAACAGCGGGACCTTCAAGGTTTCGGGAATTTCGGCCTTGATGCGGGACATGGAGATCATCCGGGGCATCCGGGACGTGATGCTGCCCATGTTCGAGGGAAAATTCGGGAACGTCTTCGTCCCCTACCTCAAGCCTTATCAACTCATCCGCTCCGTGGAAAAACGCCTCAACCTGCGGGATGAAGGCATAGTAGTGGATCAGAATACCGCCGATGCAGTGGATCAGGCGCAACAGATCCAGCAGGAAGCGGCGATCAAGGCGCAGCAGGCAGCCCAAGCCGCGGAAGCGACCCTAACAGAGGTGAAGGCCCTGGCGGAGGAGGCCAAGGCGGAAATGAACCGGGCCAAGGCGGAAGAGCATTTGGGAAAAGGAGTACTGGCCCGGGCTAAGGCAGTGGAGGCCTTGACGCCTGAACCAAATCCGGCGCATCAGGGGGCAATGCAATGAGCCATCAAATCCTGGGCGGCGGGGGCCCGGAAGTGGATATGGTTTCCGGCCACCCCCGGGACATAGTTCCAAATAAGCAGGAAGAGGAAGCCAAGGCCCGTTATCAAGGGGCGGTGCAGGAGGCCGTGGACCTTACCGCGGAATTACAGGCCAGCCCGGTGCTCGCGGTTTTGGCAACGAAATACCGGGAACGACTGGTAACTTTGGCCCGGCAGGATCCTGAATGTCAAGCCCTGGAGGGCATCATCTTAAGTTTGCGCTATAAGCTGGAACTGGCACCCTTGCAAGCGGAACAGCAATTGCGCCGGGTGTTAGGTCCATATCTGCAGCAATTTATGAAAGAGGAATCGCAGGAAGAGGAATCACAGGCCGCCCCGGAAGGGATTCCGGCCTAAGTAGTAAAATACAATCGGGGTTCTTTTAGCCGTCGGCCAACGGCTAAGGGACGTAAGAACGAAGAAGACGGCAGTCAGGTGCCTGACCACTTGATTGCCGTCTTTTTTGTTGCCCCAGCGGCGGCCCTTTAAGGATTCCCGCCGCTTGAGAAGGAGAGTGGCACCATGGCAGGCGAAACGGATACCGGGAAAGAGACCCAGGAAACCCAGGTAGTCCTTCCTGAAGATCTTAAGGGACCGGAGGATGCAGGCTCCTTGGCCGACATCCTGGAGCGGACCCGGCACCAGGTGCTGACCGAGCATCCGGGTCCGGGGATCAGGGGAGCCTTTGAGCCCAACTCGGGGGAGAGGGAAGAAGAAACTCCCCTGGAAGAGGAGACCAAACCGCCAGAGGAGACTCCCAAAGAGGGGGAGGAGAAACCCCCGGAAACCAAAACTCCGTCTGAAGAGGAGATTCCGGAAGGTTGGGGCTTCAAACCGAAATACAAGGACCACAAAGAGGCGGAGAAAGGGGCCCGGGAGCACCAGCAAAAGGTCACAGAGGCTACGGAGGCGACCAAGCGGGAGCGGGAAGCCCGAGAAAAATTGGAGCAGGAAAACAAGGAACTCCGGGAGAAGTTGACGGAGAAAGAAGCCAAGCCCCCGGAGCCGCCGGTCAAGACCTTGGAAGAGTTGGAGGCCGAGCAGGAGGCCCGCATCCTGGCCGCGCTGGAGGAGATCGGGGGACTGGACGAAGGGGACCCCGACTACCAAAAGAAGGTGGCCCGGGCCTGGCGCAAGGCCGGTGTCGGCGGCGTGGGTCAACCCGCCATCCCGGACCCCCAAGAGATCGCCAGGCTGGCGGTGCAGCAGGTCAAGGAAGAACTGAAGGCCGAAGAAGAGGCCAAACGGCAAAGAGACGAAGAGGGCCGCCAGCAACAGGCGAACGCCGATGCCCGCACCCAGGCGGATAACCTGGCCGCGGAAGCCGGCTTAAACATGGCCAAAGGCACCGCGGATTATCGCCTCTTCTGGGACGTGGCTGGGGATCTCCCCGAGGACCTGAAAAGCAAGCCCTTTACCGAACAGGTGCATTGGGCTGTGGGCGAGGTCCGACGCCTGAAAGGGGAAGTGGTCCAGGACAAGCAAACCGCCGCAGAAAAGGCCCGGGAAGTCCAGAGGCAGAACACGGTCTTGGAGCGGGGCTCCAACCGCCCCGGCAAAGCAACGGAGCCGGAGGCTAAGACCTACACCTTGGGCGGCATCATTAACAGCCAGATGAACGCACGGAGAATTTAAGGGAGGTTGAGCAATGTCTACTGCTCATACTTGGACGGAAGTTAAAGGCACTGGGATTCTTATGAATCACCAGTTGAGCAAGAAACTCCTGGAGGTGGCGGTGGGGCTTTGCAAGGTCCTCCCCTTCACCAGCGACCACGGTATCGGGGTCAAGCGTAACGCCGGTGAATTCGTGAACATAATGCACGTGAACCCCCTGCCGGATGCAGATTCGGCCCGGCTGGAAGAAGAGACGGGGTTCCCCATCCGCAAGCTCTCCTGGGCGAACCGGGCCTTGCAACTCAGGGCCTACGGCGAAGGGGTCGAGTACACCGACCTGATGGAGCAGTTGATGGCCTTCAAGCCGTCCAACGTCATCCAGAAGGAACTCCGGAAACAGATGGAGCGGGCTTTGGACACCGAAGCGGCCCAGGCCTTTATGGACCCCGCGGCGGTGAAGATCGTCTATTCCCCCACCAGCCTCACCGGGGGCGCCTGGGCGGTGAATGGCACTCCCGGGGCTCTGGCCACCGCGCCCCTGACCTATCAGCACTGCAAGGTGATTTCCGCCTACATGCGGGACACCATTCACTGCCCCGCGTATGAAGGGGACAACTTCGTGGGGCTGTCCTGCAACAAGAACATCGAGTCCCTGCTGGACGACCGCTACTGGCAGCAGTGGCACCAGTACCTCCAGAAAGGCGATTTCGTCTTCAAGGGCGAAATGGGCATGACCGCCCGCATCCGCTGGGTGGAGGTCAACCGGGCCGCGGCCTTCTCCAACGTGGCCGGCACCTCGAATGTTCTGGGTGAAGCCGTGGTCTTCGGTGACGAGGCGGTGGCCCGTTTGGAAGTGGTGACCCCGCACTTGAGGCTGGACCCCAATTTCCAGAACCGGTTCGGGACCACCCAGGCCGCGGCCTGGTACGCCATCCTGGCCATGGGCAGCGTCTGGGAACTGGCCGACGACGGCAAGGCCAAGATCGTCCGCATCGACAGCTTATAAGGAGTGGCAGGCTGGAAAGCCTACCACCACTGGACTTAAGGAGGCAATTAGCAATGAGCGGATACGGATTTTACAAAAAGACGGTTTTCGACGCCGCAGTGGGAGACGCTTCTCTGGCTGCGGCCATTGCCCTGGAAG